GCGGAGGGTGAAGCACTGGGTAGGTTTCTGTGGAAACAGGGTTACCGCAAGGTGCAGCAAGGATGCGCCCGCTGCTTAGGATTAAGTAGCGTGTCAAAACTTATCTGCTATCCCGGCATCGAGTAACTCACTTGCCAACCATTCGCGTATTTTACCTACTATGTCGTATTGTTCTTGAGTAAGGTCTTGGTACTTTTCAAGACTACGCAAATGCTGTTGCACTTCATATAGCGTATCATAGTACTTCATGCCATTTACAGCGCAATCAAATGCGTGCTGGTCTTCCTTAAGGTCAAATGTTAGTGTTGCTTTCATTTTCTGATTTGTTTGGTAGTCCTGCTTTACAATCGGTGTATCCTTCGTTATAGGAATTAATGACGTTATTCATCTCAATGGTTTGTACTGCGTTCAATAGCATCTCCATTTCGGCCCATGTCATGCGTATGGCTTGACCTTTGAACTTACGCTTTAAGGTTAGATGCAGTCTGCGAATAGCTGTTTCTTTTTTCTCTTGGCTCATAAATACTTGGTGTCTTTAGTTATGGTAAATAAGTCTTTATTCACCGCTTTAATTTTATGGAATAGGTTGTTTTTTAAATAGCTTGTTTTGGCATTGCTGTACATGCTTAGCAACAAGATACGTTCCTCGCGTAGATCGTCAAGCGGTAGCAGTTTTCTTTTGGACATTTAGTTTGAGTATTTCGTTTTTAACGTGCATGTAGTACGCTTTCACCGAGTAGTATTCGCCGGTTCCTTCAAAGTCATTAACGATGTCATCAGGTGCGTTAGCCAGTGCTTCATCTACGCAATACAACGCGCAGTTAATTGCTTTGAAATGTACTTGTGCTAACTGACCTTCCTGCGCTTCACCTTCGACTATATCAAAATAGTTCGAGTACAGTTGCCATGCTTTTTCATTAAGGTAAGTAGGCATATCGTAAATCATATTACGTTCAATGCGCGATGCCTTCTTAATGAATTCAGGATTGCTTTGTGGATCTATAAGATTCATGCGCAATGATAGGCGATACTTTTCTGTATCTATCATTTGACTTGGTGCATTGACAAGTACGAAACAAAACGTTGCTGTTGGTGCGCCTGTTAGCCACATATACGCTTGACCTTGCCAGTAGTAATCTTTGCTAAGTTCATTCACCTTTGCATCAATGAAGGTATGGATGTCCCAACTGCTTTTAATATCCGGCACGTTGATTACAGCGCCACCATCTTTGATAAGCAAATCAGGCGTGCCTGTTACATACTCATTCTTGAAATTGATTTCATTCTTAAATACGATAGCGTTACGCTCCCTGCGCCACATGTCGATAGCGTCATTCTCAACAGCCAATCCTTTCTCAATGTACTTATTGCTGATTTCTTTATAGCGCTTGTACTTTTGTTGAATGTAGATTTCGAGTAGTGCGCTCTTGCAGGTTTCACTTAGTCCTGTCTTAGTGCGTGCATCGGTCATAAGCTTACCAAGCTGCGATGCTCTGAATAGTGTTTGTTCCATTATGTTTTGTTATTTGATGGTGTGAAGATACTACAACAACCCATTAAGTTCTTGCTTTTTAACATTTACTAACGGCTCAATCTGTGCATATAATTCTTGTGGGCATGCTTGGAGAATGATGTCACAATCGTCTAGGCTTTGTGCTTTCTCGATTAGTTCAAGCAAGTACTGAACATCTTTGTTGGATGCGTTAAGTGTACCCTTCAACTTAAACGGCTTGTACATGTCCACGTTCTTGCGGTTAAGGTCACGGCCTAACAACTTACCAAATGACACAGCAGCGTTTTTAAGGCACTCTGTTTTAAGTTTAGGGAACGCGAGGTCTAAAGCATTAGGCTTTTTGTTATCAGCGTTTAATGCCCATCTATTGCGTTCGATGTTGTCAAGGTTCTGTGGTGCGCGGTCAACCATGATAACAATCGATGCTGCTCCAGTGCGGCGCAACTCGTAGCCGGTTATTGGATGGATCACTACAAGGTCAAGTGAACCCACAACCTCGTTAGCCATACGTTCCCACTTAAAGTTTTCAGTACGCCAGTGCCCGAAGAACATTTCGTCTAGGGTGGTTTCTACGTGTGATATAACGAGCGTGACCGCTTTACCGTCGGGGGTTTTTTCAATGCCGACTTGGTCAGGTGATGCGTTGAGCATTTGCTGAAACTTTTGCAATGCTTCAAGATTGTCTTTGTGAAATGAGTTCATGTTGTTATTGATTTTAGATTAATACTTAGCGAGGCAATCGTTGAGTTCTTGGCAGTAAGAAAGTAGTGCGAAGATTACGATAATAGCTACAACGTAGCGGAGAATAGTAGATGCTGTTTTCATGTGTATTGTTTTTAATTGATGGCCAAATGTACTGCAAATAGTTACATACACCCTGTTAAAAATTGTTAAAATTGCAATCGGTTACAGATTGTAACCACCTCACGCCCACGAATAACTGCCGTAATTGGGGAATAGTTCGAAGTACATGCGCATCATTATGGCATCTGCGTAATCGGGACTCTTGCCATGCATGCGGGCTATTTCTTCTTTGCTGATTACTGCGAGTTTGCCATCGGCTTCAGGTTGCCGCCTGCGTATCATGTCCAGTTCTTGCACTATCACGTCCCGGAACTGATTCACTTTGAAAATAACTTTGTTCTGTTCAATTAATTCTGCGAGCTTGAAATAGCATTCTGCCTTTTGGTTGGTGAACTTATCCGCTTGCTTAGCACGGCCACCATTCAGGAAGCCCCTGCAACGGAGCGCATCAACCGCTCCCCCTCCAACCCCATCTTCATCGCAGATCACATTGCTAAGTTTGATAGCGTGCCTGTCGCATAGTTGGCGAATGGTGGCAACTACGGTTGTGATTGGTTGCTTACGCAGTTCATGAATCTCCATTAGCTGCAAACCATGCCATACGCAAATAACACTACGGTCTTTACCTAGTCGTGCGATGTCGGCACTAATATACTTTTCACCTTTGGCATCCTCTTCCCGGAAGCAGCGCACAAGGTCATCGTATTGGTAAAGGTTATCTACACTTTCATCGTATTCCCAATCACCATGCAACAGCCTTCGCCTATCTATTTCGGGCAAACGTTCCAGCGTTTCAAGATAACTTTCAGGCAGGTGCGGATTGTCGGTAGGTAGTGAAGGGATAAACGCCAAGTGTTGCGGCAAACTATCCATCTTATGCGGTGCGTAAAACTCATTGTAAAGCCATCCTTTGGACGGATTGCAGGTGAGTAGCATCTTCGGTGGTAAATCATATTCGCGTAGCTTAAAACGGATACGGCTTTGCAGAATGTCTATCGCCCGTTTGCTAACCTGTGCTGCCTCGTCTACGTAGGCATCTGTTAATTCTAACCCGCCTAAGCTATGGAACTCCGCATCCGATGGATAAGCAAACAAATCCTTTAAGATTATTTCGCTACCATTGCTGAATGTTATAACGTGCGTTTGATTATTGATTGTGTAATGCTCGTTCGGTGCTAACCCTAACATGTGCGCTACTTCAAAGAATGTCTTTAGCGTAGTCTTTTTTAGCGTGTCAAGTTTGCTACGGCCGATTAACCCGCGCGTACCTGGATACTTAAACCTGCGGCTTATTTGCCATGCGCAACCGATAAAGGATTTTGAGCCACCTGCAGCTCCACCGAATAGCACCACACGTGCCGGGTGTGAATTACCCAGTACGCGTAGTGCTTCATTTTGTTTCGGTAGGTACTCAATCATTAGAACGGCAAATCGCCTGTGCCTTGTGAATCGTCCACTTCTTCACGCTTGACCAATGGCTCGGACATCTTGCCACTAAAGAACTTGCCACTCTTGCCTTCTTTAACCCAAGCGGCGAGGCGCATCTTCTTTCCGTTCACCATGATTTCACCTGTGTACTGTGGCCCGTTGTTAGCCACGTTGTTGTTCTTGAATAGGGTGAACTGACCCTCTTGCATTTGATAGTTACTCATTGTATTAGTTATTAATAATTGCTATATCGTCTATCATTAAACTGATTGTGGTCTTGCCATTGAAGTCGGTTGTTTCAATTACTTCAAAAGGTTCGTGGTCGATTGCGTGGCCATTGATGAAACCAATGTACACTTCTACATCGTCCGGGTACTGCGCAAGCTTATCCCACAATTCTCCTATTGTCATAGCTTATATTCATCTTTGTCGGTTAACAAATGTAACTCTTCAAAGATAAGGCGCATTGCCATGTTATCGGTCATTGATGGGCGCATGCTTCGCTTAGCTGTTAGCACAAATAGTTTGCGTAGCAGTTCGACTTCTTTGTGTTGATCGTATTGCTTCATTCTTTTAATTGATTAATTGCTCGTCGCAACCCTTCAGCAATTTCATACTGTTCTATATCAACGTGATTTTTCATTATAGCTTCTAAATATTCACAATACCCTTGAATAGTTCCTTCTAATCCATTAATCGCTTCAAAAGATATTCGATTAATAAATCTTGACACATCAGGTTCGTTGTTTTTATTTGGCAAAATTCTACTGCCGGTTTCGAAATATTGTTTCATCAATATTCATTTTGGTTTTCGATTAACTCCTTATAACGTTCCTGCCTGTACTCGGTGAACTGGTAAGGTCTGTTCTTGTACACGCGGAATCGCATATCATTATCCCATGTAGGCAGCGCATCGTATTCGCGCATCAAGGCTATTTCAATCTGCGGCGGGTTTTCTCTTTTCACTTCGCGTGCCGGGGCTTCTTCTATCTTCAACTTGTCTGCTGCCTGTTGGATAGCATCTACAACCTGCGGGTGTTGGAACATTTCGTAGATGTTGTTGTTGCTCTGTTGATCCTTGACCATTCGGTTAGTCACAGCATCACGTTTGCTGAAGTATTTGCGTATCCACTCAAAGAACACTTGACCATCAATGCGGTTGTAAATTGGGCCATACTCACCCTTCATTGCCATGCGGAAACAAATGCGGAATTCATCAACACGCAGGTAGTAGTATTCCTCCATAATCAATTCAGCCGTGAGCATTAGTTGCTGTGGGTTCATAGGCTGCTGAAGATTGAAGTACTGTTGGCATTCATCCATTAACGTGACCAACACACCTAGTGCTACCTGTTCGCCTTTTTGTTTTTTAATTTCACTCAGTGCCGGGGATGTCTTCGATGCCAAGACTTGATGCAAGACTGCTTCGGTACTGTTTGCGGAACTGTTCAAGTTCGCTATTTCTTTTATCTCGTTCATTTTGATTTGGTTTATTATTTTCAAATTTAGAATTATTGTTCATCCAGTTGCGGACGGCCGCTTCCCAATTTTTCATTTTGTTCTTGCCCACCATCCACCCGTTGCTTTCGTAATGGTTAAAAAATGCCTTTGATTCAGTTACTACTTTGCCATCATTCCACACGTTACCGGCTAATGAATTTCTTTCTTTCATAAAATTTAAAATTTCATCATACGTCGGAGCGCGAAAGCGCGATCTTGAAACATTAGCATTTACATTTTCATTATCATTGACATTAACATTCTCATTTACATTATCATTTACATTTACATTAGCTTCAACCTTGCTTACATCTTGCTTCGTTTTTGCTTCCTGTTTGCTTATGACTTGCTTTACCTTTGGTTTGTTTCCGTTCTCGTATCGCTTCTGATTTGCATCAAGTTGTGGCTTGATTAAAGTGAATACGGTCTTAGCCACTCCTTTCAACTCAACCTCGGTAAAGTTCAATGCGTATTCAAATATGGCAGAATAAACTTGTGCCTGTGTATCGGCATCGAGTTCCTTAATCGCTTCGTAAAACGATCTATAAAAGACTGTGGATTCTCTCATAAGAATAAACCCACCACTACACACAAAGGACTATCCGCGCACGAAAGTGCTATGGCAATGCGGTAATGGTGGGATTTAAAATGTTTTTCATACGGATAGTCAAGGCAAAGATAGTCAAACTATCTCTACTTCCAAATAATTGTAGCAATCATGAAACCTACCATCGCACCAACAGCCAGTATCAAAAACATTTTGCTGTTGCTCGTGTCGCATTCTGCTTCACGCACTATGGGCATGGGTGTTGGCAACGGTGCTTTGCGGATAGGTGTAAGCTTCAGCTGCCCATTGCTTTGCTTTGCGGCTGCATTGTACGCAGTCAAACGCTTGCGTATAGCTACCACATCGGACGCTAAAGGCTCGCGTCGCATAATCCAACAATACCTGCCATTGCCTACCTTTTGAATTAACCCTAGTTCATGCATGGCAGTGATTACGTTATGACTAATCTTAAACGCTTTTGCAAATTCGCGTGATTGAAATTCAACTTGACCACATGCGAACAACATCGCATTCATATATTTTTCCTTTGTCTTGCTCATTGCTCTAAATACTTTTTAATTGTTATTGTAAATTCTTCAAATGACCTGCACACCTTGACTGCATAACCTGCATTGATAAGTTGTGCGTGCACGATTTTTTGTGTTTCAGAAAGTTTACCCTTTTCGGTTTTCATTTCGATAAACAGCGCATGGTAAGCACCCGATGGTAGGCATATCATTAAGTCAGGCATACCGGGCATGGCCCCTTCAGCCTTCAATATGTTCCACCTTTTCGCCCGTTGCACTGGTGTACCACCAATGAACACCCCGTTAGGGAAGGAAGCAATCAATGTGCGCGGGAAGGAATACCTAAACCACTCAACACACCGTTGCTGTATTTTACTTTCTTCATGCTTCATGCATCATGGTATTAGATACAGCTAACCAAAACTTGCCGATGTATTCCTCATCCGCTTCTAAATGGATCACTGGCAAATCACGCTCAAGCTGTTGGTATTCCCAATGGCCCAATGAATGAACATCGTAATCGCAGCCAAGTGATACAGGACAATAGGCAACCGATGTACGTTCAACAGGTATATCAAACCGTACTATCATGCTATTCTCATTATTGATAGTAATCAGGTAGCACATCCGATTCTCGTTAACTATTTTCTTTTTGACTATGTACATGTTCTTGCCATTAATCGTGCGTATGTCATGCACATCGTATTCACTTTGCATCGAATCGGTAAACTCCTCATGGAACTCCAGTGCATCAAGCTTCTTATTCATCTCATTCCACTTGGCCTCTTTCTTATCGGTGGTGAATATGAACTTGCACCATTGAATCAGTTTGGCATTACTCACGTTTAAATTCTTGCGTATCTGTTCAAAGCTAAGTTTATCAAAGTGCTTTATGATATACAAGATGTCACTTCGCGTTGGTAGCATATCCTTACGCAGTTTCTTTTTTATTATGTTACTCATCTAAACCTCCTATGTATTGTTCGTAATAGAATTGATAACTTGACATAACTAAATTGTTTGTTCTTAGGTCTTGTAAAATCAAAAAAGTACTATTTGTAAAACCTAAAATTTTATACAACTGACCTTTTTCGTTTTCTACAATATCACCTATTTTGCAATTACTATCTACAGGTTTTCTTTGGTTACTCATCGCCTTCATGTTTTATAGTTATTGATTTTATTAGTTCACACACCGGTAGATCCATAGCCTTCGACAAGTTAATGAGTTGCTGAAGCTTAATGGTCTTGGCATCGTATAGCCAGTTGTAAAGTGTACGGTCTGATATGGGTGTGCTGCTCTTGCGCATCGCACGAAGTAGGGCAGCATTACTGCCCACCGTTCGCGCTATCAATCCGTTTAGTTCGTTGTGCTTTCTCATGGCTTTGGTTTTAGTTCAGGGTTAACAGCGTAGAATACCTCGCGGTGTGCTTCGCTAAACACGTGCATGAATACAGCTTCATCAATAGCCCTATATCGCTTATCGCGCATATCAATTTCGAGGCGTGCTTGCACCTGCATTGAATCATCGTATTTACGCGTTTCAATTTGCTTGTTGCTGCTATAACTTATAACGGTGGTTAATACCTTGTCAGCAGACATGCAGCAGTAAATGTCGCCAAAACTTCCACAGGTGTAGAAGAAGGGCAATGAGATTTGGGTTGTACCGTTTACCACTGGGTGGTAGGTGTTTACTTCGATAACGTTTGTCATTGTATTGATTTATTAAAGATTAAAAAAATGATTTGAAATTTCGGCGTTGACCGCGTTCTCTATCTCGTCATGCAACTCACGAAAGTTTGAGTTGTCTATGCACTCGGTCATGTCAAGCTTATCGCACATCACTCGGTAGGATACATCGTCTGCATCGAACTCAGATGGGCTATCGTATGTAGCTTCACGGTAGTGTGGATTGTAACTTACTTCGATTGTAAGTAGTGCAGGGATAGTGCTGCTTTCATGGTCAAATTTAAAATGATTCATTGCTTTTGTTTTTGATTACCTTTGTATTGATGGGGACAAATATATGCAAGAATCTTCATTATGCAAATTATTTCGAAAAAATAATTGGATAGCTGTATAAGTAGCAATATATCAAGGTACTACGATGCATGGCTTGATAAGGCCACAAGGCTTGCTCACGATAAAAACAAGGGTAGTGATCTATTGCATGAGGTGTTAGCGCGTTTGATGGATAGACCAGAACAAGACATCAAGGATATAGTGTGCCGGGGCAAAGTAGAGGCATACATTAACAGAGCCATTTGGCTATCTTGGCACAGCAACCGCTCAGATTACGCAATCAAATACCGCAAGTATTACGATTTGCACGTAGATAAGCACGTAGAAGACACCAAACAGGATGAGACATGGATAGGTGCGTTCGTGGATGGTGAGTATTTATACAGCGCAATCGGGCGCATGCATGAGTTTGATGCTATCCTGCTTCGTCTATACAGTAAACCTGATTTCGATTACAAAGAACTAAGCGTAACCACGGGCATACCCTACCCATACCTGCGCACGTCAATACATAGGGCACTAAAAAAGATAAGAGAGTATGTTAAACTTCAACGCGCCATTGCACATTCAGAGAGAGAGGCTAGCGATATGCAAAAAATGTAAGTTCTACCAAGGTACATTCGGCACATGCGGCACACCTTTAATCGGTGGAACCGTCATGCCTGAAGAAAACGAGGTTACCTACTACAAGGAAAAGATAAAGCTGTGCGGTTGCTTTATGGATGTAAAGACCAAGTTCCGATTCAGTGCATGCCCGGCACATAAATGGTTTGCCATTGACATGAAGCCCGAGGAGATTGCGGCGTTAGATGAATTTATTCGTCGCATCCATAAGGCGAATAAGATTGAGCAGGATGATTTACAGATGCTGTACTATTGGTTTAGCAAGATAACTAAGAAACATGAAAAGCCGAGTGCATGTGCAACCTGCATCCGCGATCTAATAAACGAGTTCAGAAGGCAATTAGGCAAAGTTGAAAAATAAATACATATGATAAGCAAAGTGAAAATTAGCGAAGTAAAAGCTAACCCAAACAACCCGCGAACCATCAAAGACGATAAGTTCAAAAAGTTGGTGGCATCAATACAAGGCTTTCCCCAAATGCTTTCATTGCGACCTATTGTGGTCAATGATGATATGGTGGTGCTGGGTGGTAACATGCGATTAAAGGCATGCAAGGAGGCAGGACTAAAAGAAGTACCAATAATAAAAGCAAGCGAATTGAGTGAAGAACAACAAAAGGAATTTATAATTAAAGACAACGTAGGCTTTGGCGATTGGGATTGGGATACCTTATCAAATGAATGGGATGTTGAACAGTTACAAGACTGGGGATTGGATGTGCCTAATTTTGACATGAGTGAATTAGATGATTTAAGTGAACAGATACAACCTTCATTTAGAATCGAAGTTCTTTGCAAGGATGAAGAACATCAAGAAAAAACATACAACAAACTAATATCCGACGGACACGAATGCAAACTTTTGACATTGTAAAAAAATCACAACCGAAGAAATCTTTTCGCGTTGCTTCAATAATTGGAAAATTTGACCTTCAATCCGAAGAAGTCGTTGAACAATTCATAGGTCAATTTGATATTCCAAAACAATGGAACGTCGGACTTATTGTTGGTAAAAGCGGAACAGGTAAAACAACAATAGCAAAAGAACTATTTGAAAACGCATATATAACCGACTACACATACACAGCCGATTGTATTCTTGACGATATGCCTTCCGATTGTTCAGTTGAACAAATTACTTCAATGTTCAATGCAGTTGGTTTTAGTAGTCCACCAAGTTGGTTAAAACCTTATTCAGCATTAAGCAATGGACAAAAGATGCGTGTTGACCTTGCTCATTCATTATTGTTGAATAAAGAACTAATTGTATTCGATGAATTTACTTCTGTCGTAGATAGACAAGTGGCGCAGATAGGATCATTTGCAGTTCAAAAGGCAATACGAAAACAAAATAAGAAATTTATTGCAGTAACTTGTCACCACGATGTGGAAGATTGGTTATTGCCCGACTGGGTTTTCAATACAGATACAATGACCTTTCATTCATTTGAAGGGCAAAAAAAAAATAGACCAGAAATCAAATTTGAGATATTCAACATATCAGATAAGACAATATGGAAGATGTTTGCTAAACACCACTATTTAAGTCATTCACATAATAACGCGGCTTCGGTATATGTTGCTATTATTAACGACCAAATAGCAGGCTTTCTGAGTGTATTATCATTTCCACATCCAAAGGCAAAAAACATAAAAAAAGTTCATCGTCTTGTTATTCTTCCAGATTATCAAGGCGCAGGATTTGGAATCAATTTTTTAAATGAAGTTGCAAAAGAATACAAAAAAAACAAATTTAGATTTTCAATCGTGACTTCAGCACCAAGTTTGATTTACTCTTTAAAAAAATCAAATCAATGGCTTTGTAAAAATTATGGACGAATGAAAGCGCATAAAGGTAATATGAAAACAAAACTTGGCAATTTAACCAATGGTTCTGAAAACAGAATCACAGCATCATTCGAATTAAAATAACAATGAAAAAACAGAGAAATGGCTAATGAACAAAACCTTAAACCATTTAAGAAAGGGCAATCAGGCAATCCAAAAGGTAGACCAAAAAAGCCGGATATAGACCAATACTTAATTGATGCTTTAAATGATGAGCGCAATGGCATTACAGCTATTGAAGCCATTATTAAAACACTTATTGCCAAAGCTGTCAAAGGTGATGTGCGTGCCGCGCAGGAGTTGCTTGATAGGCTTTATGGCAAATCTAACCAGCGCGTAACTCATTCTGGAGATGACAAAGCCCCTGTAATCATTCAGGTGCATTCAGACTTGTAACAAATAACACGTAAAAACTACAATAAGACGGAACATGAAACTAAAGTTCAGCATAGCAGCCAACGCTAAGGCGGTTACACTTGCCAAGTACATCGACTACCAGAACGCAGTCGATAAGTTAGAGCGCGTGCGGGTGATCACTGGCAAGAGTATGGATAACGTGCGCTTGCTACAATCACAAGTCATTGATGAAATCATCATTCGTTTTGAAGCTGCAATCAAATTAGGTAGCAACGACTTTGAACGGAAGGTGCGAATAGGTGCAATCGAGTTAGGGTTTATTCCTAACCTTAACGAACTAACGTTTGGTGAATACATCGACTTGGATACGCATTGCACTGGCATATACAAGGACGGCAAGATAAACGGCATGGCAGCACACAAGATGATGTGCATACTATACCGTCCCATCAAAGCTAAGTTTGGCAAGTATTACGACATAGAAGCATACAACCCAAACGCCAAAAGGAAGTATGAAGATGAAGTATTGCAGCTAACGCTTGACCATGTACTGAACGTGCTGCTTTTTTTTTCGACTTTAGAAATAGAACTATACAACAGTTCCCTAGAATATTTGGCCAAGGAGATAACGGAGATAGTGAAGGAGATGACGCAGGAACAACCCCAGACGGCTTAGCCGCATACGGGTGGTTTCATATCATTGAATCACTAGCCGAACGTGACATAACAAAGTTTGACGCGGTAACAGAGCGTGGTGTATATGAGGTATTCACACACCTTACATATTTAGCCGACTATGTGTACACGCAAAAAATTGAAATGAGAAAAAGACAACGCTAATGAGTAGTTACAATTATAGCTATAACGTTCTTATCAATCGCCTGGAGGCATTTGCTGCGGGACACTTTTTGATTAGACGCTTCACGCATGGTCAAATCGATATGAGCGACCAACTTCAGGACGATCAATATCCTTTCATGCACGTTACGCCCGATACCATTGAGCCTGTGCAAGGTGCAATGAACTTTGGTTTTCATATCATGTTCGCGGACATACCACGCGACAAAGAATACAAGGCAGAATATCAGCGTGAAGTGATTAGCGATTGTATCCGATTAGGGCAGGACTTGATTGCCGAGGTTAAGAATGGACTTGAACTATTTGGTTTCGATGTTCAGTTACTTGAAACGCCCACGTTTGAGCCGTTCATGGAGGAACAAAAGAACACGGTTACGGGTGTTGCGTTTACTTTGAAGCTTTCGGTTCCTTGGGACTGGAGTGCTTGTGACATACCTGCGATTTGGTCTGTTGGTGGTGCAAGTGGTAGCGGCGGGACAGGAACCGGCTATGGCATCGAGCTTCAGACCAATGGTGTTGACAATGTTGTTCAGACCTTGCTTAATCTACAGGCAGGCACAAACATCACAATAACCGACCAAGGCAACGGCACAGTTACAATCGATTCAACAGGTGGTGGTGGTGGTGGCAATGAGTACGTAAGTACAGAATACAATGCAAACCACGTAACGGCAACGGGCAACCCGTATTTAGTAGGCGATAGGGTATGGTATAACGGTGACGTTTACCAGTGCATAGCCAACAATGATGCAATTATACCAACGAACGCAGCGTATTGGACACTTGTTGCACCCGGTAACCGGTTACGTCAAACGCCTGTGGATTGGAACGCAACGAGTGGCGACTTTCAGATATTAAACAAACCAACCATTCCTGCGGCACAGGTTAATTCAGATTGGAACGCTGTAAGTGGTGTTGCTGAAATTCTAAATAAACCCACCATTCCCGCTGCTCAAGTGAACTCGGACTGGAATGCTGTGAGTGGCGTGGCGCAAATCTTAAACAAGCCAACCATACCTACAACGCTTGACAGCTTAACAGATGTAAATGCACCTACACCATCCAACGGACAGGTGCTATCATACAACGGAACGGAATGGGTTAATACTACACCTGCAACAGGTGGCACGGTTACATCGGTTGGACTTTCAATGCCCGCTCCGGCAAACCCTGCATTCAGTGTAGCAGGTTCGCCCGTTACAACATCAGGCACACTTGCTGTTTCAGCAAATGGTACAGTAGATCAATACATAGATGGCACAGGCGCACTCCGCACATTGCCTTCAACAGGTGGTGGTGGTGGTCAAATATTCTACTTCAATGGTAACACTTCGCAAGGTACAATTGCAGGTAATCCATACTTTCAGTTAGGCACGGCAGCAGGTACGGGAGCGGCAGCAAACTTTACACGTGCAACAACGGGTGTAATTGCTCGATTCATTACTAATGTAGGCAGTCCTAACCATCTTATCATGCCTTCAGGTGTATGGACTATCGATGTGTACCTAAATGAAACAGGTGGCGGTTCAAACAACGCAGAGATACTAGCCAAGCTATATACATACAACGGCACAAGCTTCACACTTATTGGTACTTCGCCCGTTGAGCAAATAACCAACGGCAACGTTATAGACTTGTACACGTTTGGGATTTCAGTACCTAATACGGTCACGGCTGCAACCGACCGCGTTCATATTGAATTTGATATTCAGAACACGAATGGTAAAACCGTCACACTTTACACAGAATCAAGCCGAATAGGTGAAGTGCATAGTACCTATGCAATCGGAATTAGTTCTTTGAATGGCTTAACTGAAAGCACACAAAACTTTGCAGTAGGCACAGCAGGTAGCGACTTTGCAATAAGTAGCACAGGAAGCACGCACACGTTTAATCTGCCTACTGCAAGTGCTGCAAATCGCGGTGCATTAAGTAGCGCTGATTGGTCAACGTTTAATGGCAAGCAGAACAGCATCGGACTTACTACCGTAGGTACTAACCTAGCAACGTTACCTAATCCGAGTGCTGTTCGCTTCTTACGCATCAATGCGGACAATACGGTGACCGCGAGAACGGCGGCTGAAATGGTGAGCGATTTAGCAATCACATCCAGTTCTAATTCTATTCTTTATCAGTTCGCAAATGGTGATACGT